GCTAGAGAGCTACGCTCTAAAACCACATTTCTTATCGGGGTGTTGCCAAATCTTATTCCCATATCTTTTAGATTATATGCCAATTTGAACCATCAGATTGCACAGTCATAGATTCAAATCTTGAGTTAATAGTTTCAGAGCTACTTAGATCAATTGAGCCGACTGTGCTACTTATATTTACAGCCTCTGTTGTGAGGTTTTTAATATTATAAACGTAATTACTATTATTTACGGCTGAAGGTAATGTAATGTTTGTTGATGCTGCACCGCTAACTAAAACTGTGTGGTCTGTATCTGTGATAGTATAGTTATTCGTAACAGTTTTTATAGGATTAACAACTGGAGAATTAGTTGATTCATCACTAATAAAATATAAAGTATTAGAATCTGGAGTTATTGCATCATACTCAGCCTGAGTAAGTTTTACTATAAAGTTAACATCAGCTGATGCTACGCCAGAGGGTGACGCAATGGTAACAGCACCAGCGGATTCCGTAATTTGTATACCCAAACCTGCTGTAAACGCTAACGTCTCACTAGAATCAAGGGTATTACCGCCAGCGGTAACCGTTCTTACATCGCTGCCCCCCAAACCTGTAATATCCTCCGTGGTGACAAACCTATTAGTGGGAATAGGATTATCTTTGAAAGTGTATGGGCCAACAGTCCAAGCTCCACCCCGACCAATACGGCTGTAAGGAACGAAGTGGAGATATACATCAGTATCATTAGGTAGTATTCCCTCGTTAATATTAAATACTTGGGTAGCCTCATTAGTTAGACTCTTTGAAAAAGCTGCTGTAGGATTAATCTGATTAGTGAACTCGTCTGAACCTGTCGAACTATAAATTTCTAATCTATCAAAAGCCGTGTAAGAGGTATTATTATTAAATGTGACAGTGCTGGTCAAAACCCCAGTCTGACCAGTTGCATTTACAGCTGTCTTACTGCTTTGAGATGCAGTATGAGAGGTTGTACCTGTAGAATCTCTAACTGTTATACCACTAAATTCAGGCACATTGCCATAAAAATAAAATTCAGAGGTGTTAGTCTGCGAACTCTCTGAGACAGTAGCTTTAATACCAAAGTCCTTCGTGTATTCACCAAAAACATTAATGTTGTCGTATTCTGTAAGAGTGAATGTATTAGACTTATAGTCAGTAAGAAAATCTTGATATCGAACAGTTCCATCAATATTCAGAATATCTACGCTGACATTATCAACATAAGGGTTTGCCAAAAACTCTGTATTACTCGATATATCTCCACTAACCCTATCTATAATACCCAGATTAACAGTAACATCTTTATTAAGGTGTACTCCACTGCCTGTAGCTGTCAAACTTAAATCCGTTCGATCAACAGTGAAAGATGGTTGAAATTCGTATAAAGGCATTTAGCTAAATGTTATATTTGTTATAAAAGATCTATCAAATTCTTCTAAATCTTGGTAAAGGATAAATGCTCTTACAGTTGAAGATTCAGAATCTGTAGTTTTCAAAGTATCTGAAGAAGACCCGATAGCTTTTACACTTAAAGCGTAGTTCCCTATAGAATTTAAATTATCAAACTTGATATGCTCCTCTTGTGTACTCTTTAGTGATTTGAAATTGTTAGGAAGAGTTAAAACGCATTCATAACTTGATTTTTCCGCCACTTCATCCCAATCGCCACTGATAAAGAAAGTATCTGGCTGGGAAGGGTTGCCAGCACCAGTAGTGATAGATAAATTCGCTGGAGCCTTCAATCCGCTGTAGGTTATGTCGCCAATCGTGGTGGCAACATTATAATCATATGTGTTTTCTTTTTTATCTAAAGATATATTATTTTCGATTATCGAAAACTTACCAGTATCAAACTTAGCCGCAGATACTAAATATTCATTAGGGCTATTTTCTTTAATAGAGTCGATCTTGTATAAGATATCACTTGCGTCTTTTAGATCAAATCTATACGGACTACCCAACTTGATAAACTTTAAGAAGTCGGGTTTATCTACACCGCTAACAAAGCTAAATCCGTCACCAGTATTAACGTTTCCAGTCACATTAAAAGTCATAATGTGGGGTTCTGAATTTTGAGTTATTTCTGACTCTAATATGCCCCCAATATTTAAATCATCTAAATCGCCACTAAAGAATCCCGAAATATCTTCTTCTACTAGCACTCCTCTTTTATCCGCAGCCTCACCAGAATAATTCGAAACAATACCTGTATTTAATTCAAATAAATTATGGATACCTGTTGATTTAGCTACGAAATCCCTACTTGATTCTTCAAGGCCCGTTGCGAATGTCCAACCTGTATAACCCGTGCCGAAGTATAACATGTTATCTCCAGTACCTGTATACAAAGCATACTCAGAAAATTTATTTAATAGTTCTATATTGTCATCCACATAACCATCTGTATACCCTGAAAAATTGTATAATCCAGTATAAATATTAAAGGCGCTAGCTGATGGAACACCAGTAATAGTAAAAGTATCTGTTCTCGATCTTTTTTTGTTAGCAATATCATTAAGATCGCTGATTGAGCTTTCTCCTGTAGGATTATACACAGTCAATATACCCGTCATAGAAGTCTCAGAATATGGACCACTTAATTGAATATATTGGTTGTCTACATCAACACTAAGAACTTTACCGAAATTAGATTTTTCATTCTTTAAATCGTCGTCAATAAGAATAAGATCTCCGGGTTGACATAGTAGAGCTTCTAAACCTGAAGTGAATGCTACTCTTTGATTTTCTTTGATAGTCCTATAAACTACATGTTGTCCAATTCTTCTGGCCATAGCTCTGGATGTCACACCTAAACCATCAACCCTGTTTTTAAATACACCTCTACTTCTAATATCCTCTTCATCCTCAATAACTTCAACTTTTGGCGTAAAATTTTCAAACCTATCTAAATAGGACACCTCAACAGTATTGAATTGTTGATCCCTTCTTAGGTTAGAATAATTAAATGCTCCGTCTTTTACATTATTATTGTTAAATATAGCTACAGGAGATTTGATCCTTTCGTCAACAAATGAAACTTCTGAGGCTCTAAAGAAAGTTTGTCCCCTAAACAATTCTGATATAAGCTGTATAGAATCAAAAACTTTTTCATCACTCTTGAACATTATATTGCAAGAGTATCTAGGTTCTAAACCTCCCCTGCCATCTGGGACACCTTCAAAGTTGCCATTTGAATCTACAGCATCACAGAATCTGCCAATCTTGTAAAGTTCCCATTTGTTAATGTCATCCTCCTCTAAATATCTGCCCAAACCGTATCGAGTATTTGTCAGAAGGTCATATAGAATCCAAGCTGGATTATCAGTCCAACCTATTTTAAAGCTTCCGTTCCAATCCCCCTTATATATGGATTTATTTTCTTCTGGAGCGCTTTCAAGCTCAGACGCATAATTGTAATATCTTTTATCTCTTTTTCTGTCGAACGGTTCAGTTGGGAAATAGTTTGTTGGAATCAAGATTGATTTTAATCTAGCATCAAAAGATCTTGATGGTACAGAAGTAAAACTTTTAGAATCCATTTTTGTTCCTACTATCGCGGAAAACGGATACTTCAAATTAACTGGAATAATTTCCGTTACTTTAGAAAGCGATAATTCCTTAGAAATTAGAACTGAGAATGTCTCCGTTGATAATTTGCTTACTCTAACATACCTCTTTTCTAGAGAAGAGTAAGAATTGTTCGATGAGTAGTCGTTAACTCTTGGTAGTGGGAACGGTGTAGATAAGTCGGCGTTGTCACTTAAGTTTTCAAAATCTCTAACATATCTAAATCTCTGAGGATCATTTATACTACTAGGGTTACCTATATCGAGAAGAGTCTTCCCTTCTATAAGAGCTGCAATCCTATAAGTTTTTGTTAACGTTTGTTGAAGCCTACCATCAGATAATACTTTACCCACTTCAATCTCAACATTCATGATAGCTGGTAATTTATCACCAGCTCTAAAAATATTATCACCCTCTCCTTTTTGATATTCCTGCTCAACAGTATCAAAAAGAGAATCTATTTCTAATGTAACAAAAACCTCAGAGACATTTGGGTTACTAACATAATACGTTATTGGCGCAGCTCTTTCATTTACGCTATATGAATTATTCAGTGAATTCCAAGAAGCGTAATCTTTGGACTGCGATCCTGCGTTTAGACGCTCATTATCATTACTACCCTCGTCAATAGGTAAGCCATTTAAAAGGGTTATATGGGTGGTGGAATTGGTGTTTGGACCATCGTACTTAGCCAACTCCATATCCAAGTCATCTTTTGTCTCGTCAGTCTGTCTTCTTAATCTTTGGACTTGACCTCTTTCGTTAAAAGGTCCATAAACTTTTTTACCTATACTTTTATCTATATGAATTTTGTTGAAGTAATGGAAGGGTGCTTGATCCTCGTAACCCTCTCTAAATTCCAGTAAAACGTTATTGTAATTGTATTTAGAGCCGAAAGGATTAGCATTTGCAATTTGAGCTAATGTCAATTTTTTAATTTCCTTTAGCTGAGTTATCAAAGAATTGATATTGAAGTCTTGCTGACCTCCAAATTCTCTAGCTGTCTCACGATTATATTGATTTTTTACAAAAATAAAGGATGCCCCTAATATATTTTCACTTTCTTGAAATTCACGATCTGTATTAAAAATTGGAATTAATAAATCTCTATATGATGGATCTTTAAAGATTGGCGAAACTACACCATTGTCTTGGGTAGGTATTAAAGATACCTCTCTTGGGTTATTGAATATTAAAGGATCTGTCAAAGTGCTTAATACATTCCTATCTGGAACATATGCGACCATGTAACCTGATGCCCATCGCGGTTTTGGGATGCTAAGAAAAAATTCTACAAAAAGCTCCTCGGCAGTAGAGTTTTTCCATACATAATCGCCAAAAGCTTTATCCATTTTTGCCTCTATGAGCTTTCTCATGAAAGGATTTGGATCAACCCCCCCGTCAGCGTAAGTGGCGTATTTTTCTAAAATTTGCTGAAAAAATAATACTCCAGAAGATTGCGTCCCTCCAATTTGAAGAGGATCAGAGGGATTAAGTTTTGCATGAAAAATAGTATCAGCTGCGGCAGTAAACCCTCCTCGGGGGAGGTTATTTTGCATCAGTTTGTCAGCATATCTAGTAAGACAAAGAAAGCAATCAGAATTTGCTATTGTAGACTCATTACTCCATAACATCTCAAGCCCACCACGCCATCGTAAGTCTCCGAAGTTCCTCACAACAATGCCCTCTGTGGCATCTCCCCCGAAAAAATCAGTGGCTGGAATGATATCGCGAAAGGTCCGTGATCCCCCTGCGCCCTCTCGGATTACTGGATTAAGCTCCTTAACAAAATTATTATAAGTGATTTTAGAAATAGATTCATCCCTAGCTTGGTCTACCGAAAACACAATCGGATCAAAAAACTTTGCCTCCGTCAAACTTTGGTCTATAAGATAAACAGGGAAGTTTACATCAAAATACATGTCAACTTGTATTGAGTCGCATACATCTTGGGTGTTACTAGCTCCCCAGTTATTTGATGCGCTTTTTGGATAAAACTGATGATATAGACCACCGGGGCCATACTCTTCTGACTCTTTGAACCCTCTTCTTTTAAGCTCCCGCTGAAAAGGAGTCATTCGCTGAGTGAGTCCTTTTTCAGTGCTAGCTGTCCAGCTAATGCAGGAATAGCCAAATTCTTGGAAATTACCTACTGCACAAATACCAAGCTTTGGAAATATTGACGCAGCTCCATTTGATAGACAAGTAGGAGGGAATCCGGGGCGGTACTGTCGTTCAGCCTGAAACGTTAAATTAACCCTGACCGTACCCCTGAAAACCGCTTCTTCAATACCAAGATCTTCAACTATCCATTCTGGAAATTCGTTAATTGCATCGACGTTCCTAACTGCAAACTTCTTAGACGCGCTAGAAGTTATTTCACTTCCGTCAAGGGCGTAGTATTTGGGTACAGCCCCATCGTATGGCGTAACCCCACCGACCCTACCATAACTTAAGCTGAAAACATTAACACTTGCTCGGTCACTTCCAAATAGCTTTGTCAGTTCTTGGTAGAGCGGCCAATTGTCTTCTATTACGTCTGTCTTAAGATTCGTCGAACCCGAACCAGCGAATATGTTTTTGCTGGTGACAGTCTGACTGTCAACTCTTATAGTACTACTTCTTTCGTTAAAACTGCCTCCTACGTCATTTAAGTTGTTAAAAGTGTCTATATTCTTAGAACCTGATGCATCACTGTCTAAAAAAAGCGCTGACTGGGGATTTCGATCCGCTTGGACAGAGGTAGAAATTGGAGTTCCATCTAAATAAACCCCTTTAGATATCTCTGACTCATTTAAAAGATCGCCGTTATTGTCCACCAATCCCTCAATCGGCCCATCCGATATTAAATCTAAAATTTCTACATAACTAAAAGAGGAGCCAAATTGGAAATTTCCTATTTTAGGAGGCAGTAAAACAGCGGGTTTTACTTTAGGCCGTTTCTTACCTGCCCCATAGAGTTTTTTCTTTCTAGATAAGTGATTCATGATAGTGGTTTTGAGTCAGCAATTTCAACAGCGGTAAAGTTGTTACCTTCGGACACGAAAGTGTCAGCAACCATTCCGTCAATAGCGTCAGCTGTCTGAGGAAGAGATTTCATTGATGATTGAATCACACTAGATCCAACTAATAACCTACCGTAACCAATAGGAAGGGGAGATCCTTGAGCGGCAAGATTAATCTTACTACTAGAAAACATCATCGATTTACTAGAGGCACTCACAGTACTTTGCCCCCCATCAATAGTCCCGGGGTCCATTAAAGCAAATTGAATAGCCGCAGCAGCCAAACTAACAACTAAAGCTACAAGAAGGCTTATGCCAGCCCCAACAATAAACGGTACAAGGTCTATTTCTTCAGCTTTTTTACTATTTAAAAATGATTCTTTATTGAGTCTTTTTTTATTAACTAAAATCTCATAAGAGAAACCTTCTTTTTGCAAATCCATTACAGTTTTTCTAAAACCGTCCCTATTAGCATCAATAGCTCTAATAACATCTCTAGGCTTACTAATGTCCATTTTGAACACTTTGCCGTACTTTTGAGCTAAAATCCCATGTAATCTAATAGTTGTCATAATCCTCCTTAAACCTGTTATATATATTTACATCTGTTTCTAAATTTTGTGGCTTATAAAGATTAAATTTTTTGGTTTCGATACTGTATATTAAAAAGGGTATACAACAATTATTCGACATTTTTACGTCAAACTCTGAGGGTTCAGCGTCTGTATCGATGTGGCTATGATAAACCGCTAACAAGTCATACTTTTCCTTAAAAAGTAGGTAATCAAGGGGGTCAATCATGAAATATTTTGAAGGGTCTTCAGCCGCATTTTTTTCATTTTGGACGATATAAGCCTCTTTTTCTCTATCAAACCCTAAAAAACCACATATCTCTATGAAAGAGTTGGATTCTGATTCGTCAACTATAACTTGTAAAGCTTCTTTTATATTCATATGGTATTTTGCACTCCTTGAGACTCGTAATCAAATCCATCTGTTCCGGGGAATCCCCCAAAAGGAAGTTCAAACTGAGCGTTTTGATTTGGAACAAACTCTTGGAATTTACCTTTTGTATATTCTATCGTGCGTTTTGAAAATTCTCCCGTCTCCCCAAAGCCTGTCATATCGTAATCATTAGGCGACTCGTCTTGAATCACTAGCTTGCTAGAACTTAACCCTGTCTGCATATCATACCAAAAAGCGAGTCTATCTGAACCTGTAAGAGGGGATAAGTAACCAGTAGCCTCATTGTATTTTAGGGGAACATAATCGCAGTAATTACGAGTCGATTTTTTAAAATCGAAATCAGTTAAAAACAGTTCTGCGTCTGACACTGCATTTGTAGACCCTATGTGGCAAACTTCATCGTCATTAAGTCTACCCGACCAAAGGCAAACTTGGCCTATATCACCCGCAAGACAAATTTTTTCATTCAAATCCGAAGCGCCTGTTTGGTCAGAGAATAACGAAAGGAAATCAACTCCAGCCGTGCCATTATCAATATTTATAGTTGATGAGCTAGAATAAACAGTTTGTCCGTATTGGTTTTTTTGGGGATCGACTAAAATATCTATTGTCGAATTGGTGTTTTTTCTAAAAACAAGACAATGGAACTTATCTCTAGATGCTATTTTAGTTTTAATTTTTGTTAATTTACTTTGTGTGCCGTCTTGTGTGCGGGTGGCTAAATTTAAATATTGTCCTTTGTCATCATCAAGAAAGGCTCTATCTGAGAAATGCAAGTTCGCTCTCACTACATCAGAGAACGTGCCATCTGAATTTGGACTAAACTTATAATCTGTTCTTGGTAATTTGTGAGTTGCGAACACAGAGGGATTATACCAATCCCCATCATCAGCTTGATGTTGCGCTTTACCACGAACCCATATTGATAAAGTCCAAGCCTCTCCAGCAAAAACTCCTGTCACATTCGGATCGGTTGTAGCGAATGAAGCTGCGCCGCTGGCAGTGTTTTTCGAAAGATGTAAATAGTCAGATGTCGCCTCCTCTTCTCCAATAAAACTTTTTACCAAGCTCGCACTAGAAAAACGTTTTTGACAGGCTTCTATTTTTTTTGTACAGCCGTCTTTTTGCCAAAACGAGGGGTTATCTTCTGGATGTTGCCCTGAACTAGCTTGTGAACACACATACCAAGTTCTGTACGGTATGGGTTCATTATTATATTCTGCTCTGCCTACTGTAATCGAAGAGTCTTCAACGTAAACAGTCTCACCAACAGAATAGCCAGAATCAGATTGATAAAATCGCTGGTCAAAATTAATTTGCTCTTCACCACTTATAGTTATAATACTATTATTAGAATCAATAAAAGCCGATCCATCTTCTTGCTCTACTGGTAAGCCATTATACCGACAACCTAAACCTCTATACTGCCAGTAACAGTATTTGGCATTTACAGTTCTATGATTAACATTGAAGTTATCTAGATCTAAGGGTAAATTTAACTCAAACTCAACAAAAGCTTTGTTTTCTTGCACTTTCTGACCTATAAGATACTTTTCTTCTGAAATCTCAGAATCAGAGTTGGCTAACCCAAAAGGGTTTCCGCCCTCAAAATTAGCGTCATCTAAGTGTTTTACAAAGACTTTTTTTCTAAATACTTTGGCGTTTTTAAAATCTTTATATTTACCTAAAAAATAAGTAACAATATTGTTATTGTTGCTAACTTTAATCTTAGGTCTTGGTAAAGTCCCATCCCCGAACACTCCAAACCCTTCGGCTTCTACAGGAATAGGCATGTATTGTATACCTTGCCAAATTATATTATTACCAAAGACAGAGCCTCCATGAAAACTCAAGAAAGTGGAAGGCGACCCCACTGTATCTGGAAATAGTTTATACAGTTCTAGAATTGCAGTTGGCTGCAAATCTAATAAACTTCTTGCTACTTCATTTTTTCCTTCAACCGCCATGTTTAATATTACACCTTTTCTAGTATTATAACCTGTAGAAATGATAATTAAACAATTAATTCACAAAGAGGAGGCTTGGGGTGACTTTCTCGATTTCTGTTTGAGATCTAAACCTTATAAGGTTTTTTGTTCTGGATCTAGAAGCATGAGAGTGAATGCAGTCAAAAGATACTTTAAGGAGTTCTGTAGTGATTGTGAGGTCTACCACTGCGACGATATTGGTTATGTTTTTTTAAAGGAGTATGAAGTTTATAATCATATACAGTTTTTATTCAGTAATAAACGAGGCTCAAATTCAACCAAAATAAAAGCTTTTCATGCGATATTGGACCATGTTCGACAAAAGAATGGCAAATACTTTAAGTCGGAAATTAGGAGGACATTTAAAGTCGATTTTTATAAAAAATGGATAGATAGATACGATAAAAGGGCTATAATATTAAATAATAAGGACCAAACTGTCCTATGGTATAATACAGAAAAGATGAAAAAACAGCTTAAAGTAGTAGGCACAAATGATCTCAGCAAACATCTGCAAGACAAAATTGTAGATTATGATATAATCAACGTGGAATCAGGTAAAAATGTTTGTGTTACTCAAATCAGTATTGATGAACAGAAGTATCTTTTTGACGGAAAGCGTGTCTCCTTACGAGAGGGTAAGTGTCTAATTGAAGGAATGATCTCTGACGATAAAACATTTGTAGCAAATATAACTTTAGAATTCAAACCATAATGAATCAAGAATTAGTAAAATATCGAGTATACGATAAAAAAAAGAAATATCATCACTCGTACCTTTTAAAGGATGAAGCGATTAATTGCGCCAAATATGTCTCTGGCTCAGTGAAAGTCATAGAGGATGATGGAGAAAAGGAGATTTTTAGTAGCAAAAAAAGAACAAAGTAATGTCTCTGGTTAAATCTATCTTAAAAAGCATTGAGTTGTATCTCTCCTTGAGAAACAAACTCGCGTTTTTTGAAATCACAGAAAAACACAATAAAAATAAAAATGAACTTATCGAAGAGATTGAAAAGCTACGCGCTATTGGCGACAATGAGTCCAGTGATCGTGCTGACTTCTTGCGGGGGCAACTCCGCACCGAAAACAACCAGTTTAAACATATATCAACCGTCTTCCTTGAAGCTCAAGGAGGGTCGTCCGATTCAGACTGAAGAGGGGATTTATACCCCACAATCTGATGAAGTTTGGCATTCAGACGCTCGTTACAGGAAGCTAGAGCGAGAAGTTTACAATCAATAAAGAAAAGCCTCTCTAATGAGAGGCTTTTTCGTTTGTAGTATTAACGCTTCCTTCTTAATAGGGGTAGTAAACCTAAAGTTAAAAACAGTAAAGTATTAGCTTCTGGGACTACTGGTAATGCGGCCCCATTACCTTGGATAAGAGAATTAGGAACGGCTTCATCAAACACAAAATTATCCATCCCAAAACAAAAACCTGAATTACCGCAATCAGGACAATCTGAATTTCCAGTATGAGTGCCTGATATACCCCTGTCAAAGATAATGACTTTATCGACATTATTAAAAGAGCTGGGTAGAAAAACATCTCTAGCACTCGCCGCACCCCAATCTACACTGGGTAAACCGTATGCCTCTGTAGCAGGAGAACCATTTAAATACCCTTGAATTCCGATATTTTCTTCATTTGTAGCTGGTTGCCCACCAACAGAAGTATTCGAAGTGATTTGAAAATACTGTAAATCGAAAGGGGTGTTATTTTGAAGTGAGATTTCTATAGTAGAAATTGCATTCCAATGACCGTGAATAACATCATTCCCTACCTCATAATAATCACCTACGGTTTGAAAACTCCAATCTTCGGTGGGTGAACCATATTCAAGAATAACAGACTGCTCTTGATAGCTAATAACTCCATAATTTTTAGAAGTTGTAGTTGTAATAATGGTGCTACCTGATTCTAAATTTGCCGTCCCACCTGTAAAAGTAACGATAGCCGCTTTACAAACATAGGATAAAGCTAATAGTGATAATAATAGAGGTGTTAATTTTTTCATTTTTTAAGTTTTTTGAGTAAGTAATCTTTAAATTTTGACAATCTTCCAGTGACTTTGTTAAGTGATCTACTTAATTTGCTATCTTCTGGCGCAAAAAATGCAAGTGTTCCAACTAGGCCCATTACCGCGATTACAAATTCAGGCATCGAGGACATATAGGGTGCTAAAATTTTGTCGAATATTTCTTCCATAATTAATAATCAGATAGTTTGGGGGGATTAGTAGGAGGCTCATTTGAATTAATTTTGAGATCCTCCCTCGCTTTAAGTAATTCCCTATCTCTCTTCATCTTCTCCTCTTCAGAAAGCTCGTCTGTTTCTTCACTCTCCTCAGAAGATGGGCTAGACCCTTTGATGTCACCGTATCCTTTTTCAGCATATTCTCTAACGCCTTCGAAGGTTGAAATGCCTAAGACTGACTCAGTAAACCTATTGAACTTGGAAAATGCTCCATATTCTTGCTCTGTAACAACAGCTATCTCTATGCCTTCCGTCTTCGCTGCTTTGGCTTGAAAATAGGTTCCGCTTGCAATTGTCATTACTCCAGCAGTTCCTATCGCTGCTACTTTCTGAGTCGTAGCGGCTATAAGCCCAGCCCCTACTGCGACCTTTTTTGATTTTTTTGTTAGCCTCTTATTATTTTTATCTGTCTCTACAAGTTTTTGCAGGTTAGAGCCATCTGAAGATTCACCTTCGACTTCTGGGTTTTCTTCCTGCTCTTCAGGGAAAGGTTCCACTTCTTCTTCTGTCTCCTCTACTATCTCAATCCCACAATCCTCACAAATACACTTTTGGTCATCTAAATGCTTGACCCTTTGCAGCAGCGTCCAAGCCGTCTCTCGCGCATACCTGTCAAGATCAGAGATGACCTCGCTATCATCTGGGTTACAGTATTTTAAAGCGAAAGCCTCGGCTTCTTCAAGATTTTTATCTGTTTCCCCCATTTGATTTTAATTACACCTAAATAATATTATTTTTAATATTTTTAAAAAAAATGTGTAATTAAACTTATGGATCATTGGACAATCATCTCATCCGTAGCGTCAGCATTATTCGGAGGGGCTTTATGGAAATACATGAGTCACAGACTAAGCGCCGAACAACAAATAAAAAAATTAGATTACCAAACAGAGGGAGTTCTGCTTAGTAACCTAATTGATAGAGTGAGTAAATTGGAAGCTCTACTTATCAGCTCCTCTGAAGAAAAAGAGGCTATGAGAGTTCAAATAAGTGAACTAACTGTCCAAGTCACAGAATTGAAAGTCGAGATCAAATTTTTAAGGGAAGAAAATCAAAGACTTAGAGACGAGAATCAAAGTATATAGAAGTTATAAGTAGGCTGGTTACCCTCTTGGAAAGCGTTCTTATAAATGTGGAAATTTAACTTCCCGCCATTTTCAGCAATCTTTTTCAAAGCCTCTTCACTGAGGTTGGCAGAGCCAGATAGATAAGCCTCACCTTTTTTGCTGTTTTTGATCCAACAGCCCCCCGCCTTCAGCTTAGACCACTCATTGGAAGAGTCCTTCTGTTGCTTTAATGAAGTCTGATTTATATTGGGATGGGACACGTTGGTACTGACGCTTGAATCTTCTGTAGTTCCTTCTTGATGTCGGGTCTTCATTGATTAATGATAATGCTTTTCTTATTTTTTTGCAAGTTTTTCCACTCATAATTTTGCTATGTAAGTTTCTGAATCTTTGATGAATCCAAGCCTTCTGTAAAGGCTTTTTACTTTGTCTTTGTTTGGGGATTTTTCAGAGCAACCCATTTGTATATGCTCAAAACCGTTATCTCTGGCGTATTTTATCGCTGTCGCTAGTAACTTATAGCCAGCATGAGGGTTGCTCGAAAGCCAGATGTATTCTGAAAATATTTCTAGCCCATGCCTTGGACCTTTATCCTTTAGGAAGATTATACCTGCATCATATTTACCTAAATTATTTAGGTTAGCCCACACAAACACATTGTAAGCCAACATCTTATCGTGAGCAAAAGCTTGCTTAATTGATTCAACTCCATTTGGGAGAAGATGGTGATAGTTGTTGCCTTCTTCCTTCAGGTTTAAGTAGTCAGAAATATCGTCAGCAGCTTTGTTGAACTGCTCTGCGCTAACTATTCTCTTGATCATTTGTGTAAAATCCCAATAAGCTTACGGATCTCTTTACTTGGGACATCTTTCCAAGACTTCCATTTTGCAACGTCCTCATTTTTATAAGTTTCATCCTTCCAAAACACCTTCAGCATTTCAATGAAATCTTCAAATGAGGATACACCTTTTTTAGACAGTAAGGTTTTTTGCAAAAGGCCAATAGGTGTGGTAGCCGCCGCTTCCACAGACTCTACAGAAATGCTATTATTAGCCCCCTTAGACTTGTCAATCTCATCTGCGCCCACGATATGGATGTTCAGGAAATTACGAACACAACGAACGAAAGCTCTATTGCAAGCTATTGTCTCCAAGAATTTTGAAGCAAATGAATCTGTATTATCTAGTGTGGCATTAGCCACGTCTTGATAAGCGACCCTCTCTTTCCCGCTCTCATAATTAGAGGACCAGAGGATTTCACAAGAAGCAACAACATAACTCTCAGATACATTGTCAACCTCAAATGACACATTCTCAAAACCCCTAAGTCGAGCGAGTTCTTTAATACCCCCAAGCATGATGAGTAACTGATTGTCAGCTAAACCTTCAGAAGAGTCTGGTACAGGTTTGTTCCTGTAATTAAACCAATCCCGATTCGGGTAAAGAAACTCAGGTTTGATCATAGCTCGCCAATTTACCGAACCATCTTCATTAAAAATGTAATCGACATTCTCTAGGAGACCATGCTCATCCCTCTTGTAAAGATCGGGTCCGAATAGTTTTTTCTTGGTGGCTTTCTTAGCTACTTTTTTCTTGCTCATAAATATAAAAGTGTTTGGACTCTTCCCAGTATTCAGGAGTATCCAATACTTTATCGCAGGAGTCAAGCTTTTTTTTGTAATGAGCGTAACTCATGTAAACTTTATCCGCCTCAATAATTTTTTTATTACTTAAAAATTTTGCATCATCAGGACAAACAATAGGCTCCCTTGCGTCATGCTTCGGGTGAACTTGGATTTCAAAGTATTTGTTTCTTAAGAAGGGTAACTCATCCTCTTTGTCTGAAAGTAGAATAAAGTCTATCCCTAACTTTTTAAGGTATTCAAAGTACTCTTCAGGGATTGTATCATTCTTATCTTGAACAGTGTAAAGGATTCTTTTTACATTCTCACGAAACTGTATGAGCATGTTGATTTGTGGTAACTGATCTGTCACCAATATGACTTCATGATTAGCGCAGTAATACGAAAGAGTCTCTTCCTCCACACCGTAATCTATACGGACAAAAAGGCTTTTGGGTAGACCTTTAGTTATTGCTGTGGGGACTACCTCGACGATTTTTTGATAGTAAGAGTCTCCAATATTAATTGTTTTAAAATTAAATTTTAATTGGCCCAAGCCGCAAAATTCTAATATTTTTTTGCAAACCGCCTCTGGTTTAATTGAATCAATCTGTCTTTGAGGGTCTTCAGCCGAAAAGCATGGGTTTGAATTCCAATCAGGCTCTAAACAAGCTTTATCCTTAAAGCTTCCCCAGAATGGCTTGGTGTTGCTAGCGTAATTATTACCATGTAATGTTATAGTTTTAACATCTTGAGAGCTTGCGTATTGAGCCAAGTAACTATCTGGACCCAAATATAACATGCTCTTGGCGACAAGGTAAGCTTCATTTTTTAAGCTACAGCTTAAGTGTCTACTTACTCCTGCGATTGCGTTTTCACCACCAATTTGATAAATTTTTATGCCATGATCATCTAGAGTCTCTCTCAGTAACTGAAATACTGTAGAGTAGTGCTTGTATATTTTAGAGGCTTGTCGCTCACCATCATAAAACACAATATATTTTTCATCCAAACAAGGGAAAAAATGTTGTTGAAGGTCAGGCTTAGAAACTTTAACCCCTAAACTCTTTGAATATTCGTGTAGTAAGTGGGACATTATATAAAAGAGAATTCGTGTTTGGTGATTCCGTTATGCGTGAAGCATATGGATTTTTGAGTTGTTGCATGAGGGTAAAAAGCCGCACTAAATAAACCTTCTGATTGGCCAACCCCCTCTAAAGAAAAGGCGTTCTCCATCTCTTTCGAATATCTAAGAACTTTATGTACATGGGGGCTATCCTCAATCAACTCGAAACACTCTGGACTGGTGAATACATAAATGTTGTAGTCAGAATACTGTTTTTTAAGCCTCTTCATCAGTGAATTCACCAACAAGACATCGACTTCAGACTGCGGAATGACTACAGCGATTCTAGAGCCTTTATCTTCGTTGCCAAGTAAGTCCTGCAAAGATGGGATTTGGCTCTTTTGTATTTGCTCCTGAGCTGTTTTTCTGAAATGCTGTATAATCTCCTCTGCTTTGGTCCCAGATTTTATCTTGCTCGTCCAATGCTTCACTCCTGAAGAGTTCGCGTCTACATCCTCATCTAATATGTTTTTGTAGATATCTACTAAGAACTCTGTTAAGTCAGTATGTTGTTCAATTTCATACTTTGGGTTATAATCTCTTGATTTGGAGTCATAGTCATAATCAACATCTGGCATGTTGTCGATTATCTCCTCTAATTGTTTACCAATAACCTCAGTCGAGAAGTTTTCAATAGTCCACTGTCGAGCGACTTTACCCATCTCACTTTTTTGTGAGGGGGCCATTTTGTAAACATTCTCTATCTCACGGCTAATTGAGATTGGGCAAGTTGACGCTTTAATAAATTGAGTCCCGGGTTCTCTATACTCATTCCAATCGAGTGGGATACCACCACTTTCTTTGGTGCAATTATCTTCCCCGCACGAATAATCAGTAACTAGAGTTACAAGCTCAGTAAGTTTAGCTTCTTGAATAGGGATCTCTTGGCCCCCGCTTGTGAACGGGTGGCAATATAGATCCATAAGATTGTAAATTTCATTCAACTGTTTTTCATCCACACCCTTGCGAGTGTTAGTTGTATTTACGGACTTCTCGGAACCACAGTTGTTGCAACCTTTTTCTTGTCCTTCGTAAGGTTTGACTGTGTAAGTGTTACATTTAGAGCAAACATAAGTCGTTAAAATATCTGAAGGATCTAAACCTTTCTCAGCGATAAGCTTGCTAATGTCCCAAGCTTCTACCCAGTGAGTATGTAGTAGAAGTTTAGCTTTAGAATCTGGATTATTTTCCTTAAATACTTTGAACCCTTCCAGTAAGTTTGGTACTGACTTGCGGAGTTGGTTTCTGAATACAAAACCTATAATAAACTCATCAGACAAGCCCTGACGCTCTCTTAGTTTCAAGCGATCTTCATCTGGTAGGCGAACAAAATTATTATGCTCTAGAGAGCCTCTGAGAGTCTTTACATGGTCGTGTCCAAGTTCACTCATTGCTTTTTCTGCAAAGCTAGCCCAGACATAATAGTTCTTTGTTTTTGGCGCATACTCTATAGCTTGAGGAAGGATTGGTAAACTGTCTAAGGTCGTCCAAATCATGCAGTTGATCTTATTCCACCAAGGCTTATGATGATAATCTTTAAAAGCCCAAATATCCTCCATGCCGATATAAACATCGGGCTTAAATTCTTTTACAGCGCGGTCAACAGCAGATAGACCATAACCCTCTGCCCTTTGCATATGTTGATCCATGCCTTGTAAGGATTGTCTGGGGGGCAAAGCACCCACAGCTTTCCAAGGCATTAAAGATAGTAGGGGGTTGGACCACTCCAACCCATTAGCCAACTCAATCAACTCATACTTACCTGTATTATGCAGGTAACGCATGATATTCTTCTTGTTTTTACCAAAACCCGTAAAAGCTTTACAGGAGTTAGAGTGAATTAAAACTTTTTTCTTCACTGCCGCGATTTAATCTCTTCGTTTTTAGTCAAACGATAAGCGTAAAGCTCTTGCAGCGCGAACTTAAAAAATTCAAGCAAGCAGTAAGCTTCTGACATTTCTACGCCTATCCCGAACTTGTTTGTGGAATTTCTAATGATCCCAAAAGAAAAAGCGTTTGGTCGCCCATTTCTTTCCCAAGGTTTAAATGAGATTTGGGTTTTATTATCCTCGTAAGAGTGGTAAGCTTTGAACTCGGTATTTTTTTCAATAGCGTAAATTAAACCTCCGATTTCAACCTCGTTTAATTTAATTGAAATTGAAGTTTCTGGGTTTTTTGAGTTTTGAGAGAAAGAACCAGTCTTCTTTTTGTCGTCCCAAGAAAATTGCCTAACTGCCCTGACATAAACACAAGGTTCACCTTTCTGGTTGGCGCTGCCAATATCGCAACTAAAAGCGCAACCAGTATTTCTGGGGTTAGGTTTGTAAAGCTGAACAATCATAAACGATCATATACAGGATAGCTTACAATTCAATAATTAATCTTTATCACTGGATTCTATTATCGGCTCTGCGATATTTCTTAAAATAAACTCTCTGTTATCTCTGATTATGGGTATCTTGCAGACCCTGTTAAAGCTTTGAGCGAAAGAATCAATCAGATTGATAATCACTTCAAGCCTAGAGGACTCATAAATATAAACCTCTTTAAGGTATTGAAGAAGGTAATGGAGAGCTTTTCTTCTCAGCTCTAATTGATAAAATTGATTGTACAAATTGTCATCAACAGTTAAAGACATTTTTTGAGCAATTTTTTGCAGAAGAGCCTTTTCTATAGGTTTACTCAAGCCATAATACAAAGTGATGTTAGCTATATCAGAATACACATGGCCTTTGCATCCATACCTAAGATCTTTAAATGAAAAATAATTACCCCCAGTAAAGACTGAATTTTTATCAAAATCCCCTATTACATTGCCAGTGTAAATTTTGGGCAAAGCGTTTAATCTGCTTGAGATGTCCGATTTTAATTCATTAATTATATTTTCGCATTTATGGTAATCAGAGTTATTCTGTATATAAGACTTTTGGTCTAGGTCGAAAACAGACTCCATATCCGCTTCTTTCATTAAGTCGGATAGTAGGGTTTTGTACAATAATTTATAATTGCTGTTTGAAGCAAAGTCACAATAGAAATCAGTAAATAAATCTAAACTGGATGATAGGTGAGATCTCCCATAGTCAAACAAAGATTCTGAGCTATTTGATTCGCAAATTAAATATGATATTTTATCTCCGACTTTAACTACTCCACTATCCACATATTTTGGAACAGATTTAGATTTGCAAAGCTTTGTGTTTTTTATTTCTCTATTGAACTTTTCGCTTTCATGATCTAATGAAAATTTTAAATCAAATATATTAGACCCGCTGTATATATGGTAGAAATCATAATCTTCTTCAACACATACTAAGGAAAGCTTATCTACTTTGATATCGCATTTAGAAAAAGATAAGATCTTTTTGACTATTTTAGTCTCAGTAGCTGAGACCCTACTGCTAGATGGTAAGGTATATAACCTATCCTTGAATACAGAATTACTTTTCACAATATATTATAACAAAAACCCGCCCCTTTTAAAGGGACGGGTTTTGTGTTATGACTACTGAATGCTATACCCGTTGAAAATTAACGAACTCGACCGAAGGTGCGAGAGTCTGAACGCACTCCAGCGATGCTACTCTTAGAGAAACGGCGAGTACGATTGAAATTGCGATCATAGATTACAATTGTTTGATCCGTCTCGGACTCAAGACGGGCGTTTAGAGATTCGCCCTGCTTGGTGTAAAGTCCAAAGAAACGTCCTTTTGAATTACGAATGGCTTTTAGAATTGAATTGCTCATGTTTTTATATTAGTA